CGTATAGCATATAAATAGGATTACCATTGTACAGTTGTCCATATGCACCAGGTACTTCATATCCTAAAAATAGTTCACCACCTGCATCAATTAAGACTGCATTTTTTGGTATATTGTTAAACTCATTTAGCTGATCACTAACAAGTTGTCCTGTACCTGTATCATCATCTATAACTTCCTCATCTTCTACTACAAGTTCTTCTTCAGGTTTTGTTGTACTCCAACCATCATCTAAAAATGATTGTAATGACCTAAAATCTACTGTTTTTGATTCACCATCTTTGTATATTGTTACAGTATATTTATCTATATCTTGTGATTTTTCTAATGGTTCAGGATCAGGGTCGCCTATGTTTGATACACCAGGATTAAATCCTCTACCTGGAGGATTATCAAATTTATATTCGTAACCTTCGTTGCTTTGTCCTCTAGGTCCTCTTTGACCAATAGCGTTAAATGCTTGTCCTGTAGGAGCAGTAATTGATTCTTCACTTTCAGTAGTTACAACTGGTGTTGTGTCTGTTGTTGCATCTACACCATCTGTATTTTTATTTTCTGTTTCTTTATCTCCTTTAGCTTCCCCTAATGTTGCAATAGTTTCTCCTGTAGATATATCAACCATAGAATTTGTATTTGTGTCATATCTATAAGTTCCATACTTGTCTATCCACCAATCACTAAAAGTATTTTGATTTGGTTTTCCTATTACTGCATCTATAAATTTATCTGCTGCACCACCTTTATCAGGTTCTACAATATCGTACAAAGCATTCAAACCTGCACCAAATAATTCTTCAAATATTACACCTGTTGCTCTAACATTCATACCTATTTTTGTAGCTCCAAAATTTACAGCAGCACCTAATCTTGCTGCTAAACTTTCATCAGAGTTCATAATTGTTATAAAAGAATTACCTAATTGTTTTACAAATCCGTTATATTCTGAAGGTGTTAAAGTATCATTTTTTAATCTATTATCTATTCTTTTTAATACACTTCCTAATACGCTATCTGCTTCACCATATTCAACTGCTAATTTATCTAATTCATAATCTGTTATATCAGCAGGTATAGAAGGTCCAAATTCTGCTTGAGATATTATTTCATCAAATGTTTTATTTTCTGTTGTTCCTGACACATCTGTTGTTTTAGTTGGATTACTTGTAAACAATATACCTGCATCAACTAAATCTTGTGGAAATTTAGAAAAAGTATATTTTTTTCCGTTTTCATCAAATAATACAAATTGTTCAGCCATTATTCTATACTAGCTTTCAGTCTGTTAATTCTTGTTTTATATATTGCATCTTCCATAGAACCTGCTGCTTTTGGAACTTGTGAAGCAAATTCTGCTTTAGTGTCCATAGGAAATTTTTTTCTTCCACCTTCACTCATAGCAGTAGATATTACATCTAATACAGTTGCTGCTTCTTTATCTACTACTTGTGTGGCATCATATGAGCCACCAAACCCAGCACCATAATTAGGTAAATCTAATGCTTGAACATCTTTTTCTATTTTGTCCATTAATTTAATTTGTTCGTTGTAATTTTGCATAGTTTTATCTACATATTTTCCAATATCAACGCCTGTGTCATCTTTAATATTTATTATAGAATCTATACCATTAGCTTTTGCTTTAAAAGCTGTTGTTCTTCCTGCAAAATGTGCAATAGCAGCAAGATCCCAAGACCCTAAATCATTAAAATTTTTGTTAAACCAATACCTAGCTACTGCATCTTGTACTCTGGGATCTTTTATATCTGCATCAGGATAACCAGCAGTAGTAGAATGATAATCCCAAAACTTTTGTAAAAACTGATATGCACCATAAGCACCAGTTATTGGATTTTCTTGGTTGTAATCAATTTTGCCACCACCTTCGGTAAGTGCTATTGCTAATCTAAATGCTTGTAATTCTCTACTATCAGACATATTATCTCCTTGTACCGAGAATAGTACCAAGCATATTGCGACCAGTTGTTTGTATATCAGCATTAGCTCCTAATCTCTCTTTCTCTTTTGCAACTAAGTTGTTAAAGTTTTCGTACAATCTACCTGTTGGCGATATTTCTTGTAAACCTGTTTCTGATACTACATCTTGTATATCTTTACTTCCAACATTTCCTGCTTCTAATTCTTCAACAGTAGGTCCAAGAGCTAATTCTGCTAACTCTGATTGTTGTTGTGATTGTAAAGAAGCATCATTATAAAATTGTTCTGCTAATAATTTTAATTCATAACCTTTAGGTTGTCTGCTTAATTCTTGTGTAAATAAGTTTTTAATTCTTGTTGATACTTCTGCATAATCAGGTGGTAAAAACACAGATACTTCTGATCCACTTGGTAAAGGTTCGTTTTGATAAAGTAACAATGCCTCATTCCAAGCAGTTGATTTATCACCTGATTTGACACCTATTCTATTCTGTCTGCCTAATACTGTTCTCATAGCTTCAGCAGTTGCTTTGTCAAAATCACCAGGAGTAAAGTTACCTCTAGCTAACAAACCACCTTGTATTAATCTAGCTTGTAATGAATATAAGTCCTCTACAGGTAAATTAGCAAAGATATTATATTCATCACCTTGTCTGTAAAAATCTGTATCAGCAGGATTTCTAGGTGTGTAGTCGCTAGGTAATCCACCAATAATAGAGGCTTCTGTACCAAAACCAAACAATCCTGATATATCTCCCAATGGGTCAGCACTTGTATCTAGTCCTGCACTAATCAATGCACTATTAACTTTTGCAGATGATATACCTTTAGATATTGCAAACTGTTGAACATCATCTGTTGATCCCATAAGTTTCATTTGTTGTATATCATTTTCTGTCAATATGGGATTTTGACCTGCTATAGTATCTTGCTCTACTATCGCTTGTACTAATTTATCTATTTCGTTCATCTATATACCTAATAACTCTTGGTCTGATATTTCCTCCCTTAATTCGTTTTCCAGAATACTGTTGTATAAAGGTCCAAATTCAGGGTACTCTAATATTAGTTTAGTCGCATAATCTCGTAAATATTGTCTTGCTTTTACTAATTCTCTATTTGTTCTTATTGAGGAAGGTGCGTAATTTCTTTTTATAGCTTCTGCAACAATCTTGTCATAAACTTGTCTGTATTTACCATAAGCGATAGCAGCATTATTGTTTTTCAATTCATCAATAGGTGTATAGTCTGCTTTTATCCAACCTTGTTTAAAACTAGATGTACGATCTGGTAAGTATGTTTGTCCACCCATTTCTTGCAACAAAAAGTCTGTGTCAGGTTTATCTACTTCGAAACCTGTATCTTGTCCATAACCCCAATACTGATTCATCAACTGTGATTGTTTTGTCCATTTAAGTAGTTGTGCAGTTTTTGTATTTGTATTCATAAGTGTTACTCCACCAACTTTTGTATTACGCAAAAAGTTTTCATATGCAATAGAACCTAATAATCTGTTTTTAGCAAGTACCCATTGTTGAGGTGTTCTTGGAGCAAGTGTTCCTTCTTCTAGTGCATTTAAGTACGAATCATAACTAAACTCTCTATCTATATCTGTAGGTGTTAAGTAAAACGCAGTAGAGCTAAAATCTTCATACAAATCTTTGTTTTTTCTTGCCCAATCAGAACTAAATACTGTTTGTGGTCTAGCAACTACAGACCTTGATTTAGATGTAAGCATAGCAGTAGGATCAACACCAAACTCTTGTACAAATCGTAAGGTTGCTTCGTAGTCATCTCCATCTGCTGCTGCTTTATAATCTCTGTATGTGTCTGCTAAAGATTCAATAAATAATGATTTACCTGATTGTTCTGTAACAGACCATATTGGAGAAGCAGCACCTGATGGACCTATAAGTTGTGATGCACCTCTAATAATAAATATTTTTCTTGCGTAATTAGTTGCTAGTTTTAATGCTTCTTCTGTTCCTTGTGGTGTACTATCATCTACTGCACCTGCGTAAACCAATGCTTTGTAAGTGTCTATAACTGTATTATTAAATAATCTATTTAAGTCTGCATTACCTGTGCCACCACCTTTGTATGCTTGATAAAACTTTTTAAGCCAAGCAGGAAATGGAGCTACACCATTTATAAATCCTTTAGGTGGTGTAAAATCACCAAATATAAATTGATTAACTACGCTTTCTTCAGGAAAGTTTTTTCGTAAATAACTAGCAGGAACTCTGATAATAGGTCCTACACCTGGCATAATATCTGCAACTAAGTTTACTGATGATATATACACAGGAAATGATGCTTCTACACCTGTATCTTGTAATTCTGGAAACATATGTTTTTGTATAAGACCTGTACCAGGATAAGCAAACACTTCTTCACCATTTACAGGATTTGTGTAAAAGAAACCTCTTTGACCTGTAGGATCAGCTAATGGGTTAGGTTCGCTACCACTTTGCACTAGCTTGTTAAGGTTTACAAGGTTTTTACCACCTGCCTTGCTTGTAATGTCTGACCAAGTTTTAAATATTTCAAGGTATGCCTCTAAGAAAGGAAAAGCAAATCTAAGAGAATCTCCTACTACTGTTCGTTCTGATATATCATAAAGTAATTTTTTAGTCTGTGTCAAAGCATCAGAGGCAATCATCTTGTCGTATATCTGTACATCTGTTATAGCTTCTTTAGGTCCTGAATATCCTGCACTATTTATTTTTTTCAAGTAACCATCTAGTATTGGGTCAAACTTAGTAAATTCTTTTAATGATTTATTTGCAATTAATACTATTTCATCTCTAGCATCTTTACCTAAAAACTCTATGGTTTCTGATACACGTTTCCAATACAATCTTCTAAAAGCAGGTGATCTGGACAACTTGTTTGTTTGTAATGACATTAATACTTGGAAAGCATTGTTAATTGTTTTTTCGTATAATCCTTCTACTTTGAATGTTGGATCAACAAAACCTCTAGTTATACTTGGTAGCTCATCATAGTAAGTTCCTATAAAAGCATTTACTAAATCATCTTGTGCCTCTTTAAACAAAGGAGCAACAATTTTTAAATCTTCATCTGTTATTTTTCCTTTTATGTAATCATCTGCAATTTGTTCAAAATCTTTATTGCCTATTTTCTTTTTAACTTTATCTGCTTTTGCTTTGCTTTTGGCAATAGCAGCAGTTGCAAAGAAATCCATTTGTTTACCATTAGTAGTTACAAACTTACCTCTGTTAGCTACCATTTCTAGTAGTTGCTGACTAGCAGTATCTTGTACCCAATTTAAAGCACTTGTGCCTTCATCTGCTATTACTTTGCCACCAAGACCTTGATTTACATTAGCTCTTAAATAATATACATACTCTAATGCAACTTCATCAGACTGTAATGCTTTATTAAATGGGTGTGATTGTTCTCCTACTACTTTTTCTAACCTTTTTTTCAAATCTCCATTTTTTAATCTGTCTGCTAATTTTCTAAATTCTTGTTGTTTTTGTAGTGGCGATAATCCTGTAGCTTCTATTCTTGCAATATCAACAGCTACATCATCATTAATCATTTGATATATAGTTCTAATAACTGCTGGGTTGTAATCTGCTTCTCCTTTACCAACAGTTCTCCACCTACCAGGATTTACTACTTTTCTCCTCATAGTTCTTACATTGTTCAAACCTGTTAAAGAATCTTGATATGCTATATCTGATGCGAAAGAACCACCTGCTGCTTCGCTTGGTAGTAGTGGATCAACACCTTTTCTTAATTTACCACCATCTTCTGCACCAACAGAACGACCAAACATTCTTGCTACTATCTGTATTGGTGCTAGTGGTGCGAATGATATACCTCTTGATACAAGTCGTATTTGTTCTTCCCCAATAACTTTTACTGTCCAAGCTGGTTTTAACAAAGCAAGTGGTTTAAATATATCAGAGTTGTACCAATCTAAAAATTGTATGAATGCTTCTGACTTCTCTCCACCAATTTGATCTACTAATTTAGTAAGATTACCTCTTCTTAATTTATCACTCATTTGATTAGCAGCTTTTATTACTTTGTTAAGTTCTGGTAAATATATTGTATTGTTAATTTGTGTACTAAACAAAGCTCTTGAAACACTATTCGCATCTTCAGGACTTACACCATTAGCTCTTAATACTTCGTTAATAGGAAATTTATTACCTTGACCATCTATTCCATACACACCTTTGTTCATATCAGCAGCAATATCTGCATCATCAGAAAACTGCCTAGATATTTTTGTTGCTTGTTTTGCAACAGATTCTTTTACACCTGAATCTATAAGAACTTTATAAAAATCTTGTTCTAGCCAATCAGCTACAACTTTATTTAGACTTGCACCTATGTCGCCACCTTTACTGTAAGCATCTATTGCATTGTTTAATAATTTGTTTGCAAGGTCTGTACCTTCCTCTGTTTGTTTTAAGAATGCTTTAGATTGCAAACTAAATCTATACAAGTTTTGTAAAGCATCAGCAGGGTCATTAGCATCTACTAATCTACCAAAAGATGGTGCAAAATATAACTGTAATGCTTTTTGTAAACCATTTCCACGAATAACTTGTGGTACATACATATTAGAAGCATCTATTAATCTTGCTGATCCTATACCCTCTGCTTTATCTATACCTTCTCTAATAACTTTTTCAGACAAAAACTCATCTAAAACACTTTCTGCTCTTTTGTCATAAGTGGTCAAGTTGTTATCTGCAATAGTTTTTTTAAGATCAGCAAAAAAGTTTGCATCTGTAATAGATTGTTTTGTACGAGTTATTATTTCAAAAGGATTGTCTGCATTATCAAATAATAACTTTTTAAATTCTTTACCTTTACTACCTGCAAGATATTGTTGTAATGTTGGTCCGTGAAATGTACTTCTTATACCTCTAGTAATTACACCTGCATCATCTAACACTTCTGCTGCTTGAAACATTTTACTTGCTTGTCTTGCTTTACCTATACCAAGTGTTGCAAAGTTTTCAGGAGATGCTAATTGAAAACCAAAATCTAATGCTCCTGTTGCAAATTGTTTAGTTCCAGGTTCATATACATTGTACAAACCTAATTCTTGGAATACTTTTCTACCAGGAGATACAGAAGGATTTAATCCTGCATTTTTAAATTGCTCTCCTAGTTCTCCTTGAAACTGCACTATGTTTTCTGCTGTTTCTCTTGATTCTACATCTATCTGCGTACCTAGTACATTATCTAAAACATATTGCCTAGCTTGTATTGGGTCATAACCACTAGCAACTAATCTTTTATATTCATCCGTATCAGAAGGATCAGTAGATAGTTTTAGCCAACCTCTACCCATATCAAAGTTTTCTCCTGACCTGATTGCTTCTAACATTTTGGGTGTTCGTAATGTTCCTTTTATAGCTTGTTTGTAAGCATCACTAAAAGATAAATTAGGGTTTTGATCTTGCAACTCTTCTGCTCTAGCTAATGCTGGAAATATTGCTTCGTATATATCTACAAAACCTGTAACAGCACCTCTAACAGTAGGTTTCAATATATTGTCTATAGGGCTACCTATTACTTGAAAAAATCTATTATTTTTTACTTGATTAGCTAAAGGGTTTTCTCCTACAAATCTTTTTATTTTATTAAATGTTGTTTCTCTTTGTAATTCTATTTTTTTTGCTATTTCAGATAAAGCATTGTTATCAAATGGCAGACCCATTTTTGCAGCAGCAGCTATAACACTAGCTGGTAAATTAGGGTAAGTGTTGGCTATCTGTGCAGCCCTGTCAGCTTCTTCCTGTGAAACTACAGGAGATACATTTTGTTTAGTTGCAAAAGTTTGTTGAAATTGGTCATCAAACAAATCATCATCATATCCAAAATCTTTAATCACCATTAGTCAAAATCCACCAACTGAAGTAATGCAGTATCACCTGTCATAGCATACATCTGATATAACAAATCATTTACATTTTGTTCTGGTGGTTGCACAGGTCCTGGTCCTGGACCAATATTTAATCCTGCTGTAACAGGTTCTGTTGGTCTTTGTGTTGCACCAAACACATCTACATTTGGCATTGGTCTAGGAGTTCTTGGTTGTGCTTGTGGCATTGTGTCTTTAGGTAATGGTGCAGCTTGTTGTTGCTCAGTCAAATCTTTTTGTTCTCCATAAGTAACACCAGGTATTCTTCTTATTGCTTGTGTTTGATCTTGAAAATTTCTTGCAGCAGGTGGTACATTCAAACCTCTATTGCTAGGACTTCTTGTTGCCATCTTCATCCTCCTCATCTTCGTAATACATAAAAGTTGAGGATATAATCATATAACCAAATGGAAATGCTAATGGTGGCATTTGGTCTTTAAACATTCTTGGTTGTAATGTTTCTTCCTCAAATAATATATCATCACCCAGCTCATCAACATCTCCTAATGAGTTATGTACAATATCTGCAAAGTCTTTGTTTAATGACATTATCCACCCATTCCTTGTAATAGCTGTGCTATGCCTGGTGGTGGACCTTGTGGTGGTAAGGTCGCACCTCCAAGCAATTCTTGTTCTTGCTCTGGTATCTCTGGTTGCTCTGCTGTGTAAAATTTATCTAAAATACTTTGCATATTGTCTGGTGTTTTTCTTATCTGTATGACAGCCATAGTTGCTTTAGGATCACCTTGTTGTGCCTGTGCTAACAAAGAATCAAATAAAACTTTATCTGCTTTTTCTTTTGTTATTCTGCTGTTTACCATAGACAAATTATCTAAACCATCTAAGTTTTCCTGCAAAGTCTGTGTGTCAATAATACCTGCCTGAAGTAGTTGCAGCCCTGTTACTATTTTCTGTGGCTCATCATATCCAGCCATAGCACCATATAC